TATCTTATAAGCAACTAGTCCAGTTGTACTAAATGTCTTTGTTAGTACGTTAACAATACTCATGCGTTCGCTTAACTCATGCAACAATCCACTGTGTGTTTCTAGCTCTTCGCTCATCTCCACCAGCTGAGTTTTTAACAACTCCACTTTTGCATTGTGTGTATTTGCTTGTGCATTATGCTTTTCGACTTCACTAATTCTACGCTTAGTGTCTTGTATTGTTTGTTCTAGTATATTCAGCTGTGATTGTAGCTCACCTTTATTCAGTACTGCATCGGGCAAGTCGGAATCGATTAGCTGATGATACTTTTCCCATGACTGCTGTGCATCTTCGGCTTCTTTCCACAATCTAATTTTGACTTTTAGATCTTTTAATAGATTGTCAACTTCTGTAAGCCTGGACTCTGCATCACTGATCTCCTGATTCTTCTCGTCTACCATTGACTTTACTTTTTCTTCGTCAATGCTGGATAGGCAAGTAGGGCAGGTGCCTTGCAAAGTTTTCATCTTTTTGATAAATACTTTTGCGTCCTGCATAGTTTTGTCAAGAGTAACTCGTTCCGCTTGTAGCCCTTCACCAGTAGTTTCAGGCTTATCAGGAATAGGCACTAACTGAATCTTTGATTGCAGCTGCTTGTAGGTGTTGTTTTGAGAAATCTTTTTATTAGTTTGTTCTATAGTTTGCAAACTAGTTTGAAGTTTAGCGGCTTCACTAAGCAAGGATGTGTCAAGGTTTTCAACTTCTAGTACTGCCATTGGTTCTAGACTAGTCTTTTCGTACTTGTCTAGCCATTGCTTAACTGTGTTTACTTTTGACTGCGCAACAGCAATTTCTTTGCTTAACTCTTGCGATACCTCTTTAAATATTTCAGCAGCCTTACTGTACTTTGTTAAATTTAAGATTTCTATCAAAAACTTTTTTCTAGCAGTGTCAGCAGCCGTTAAAAACTCCAAGCTGCTAGCATTGCTTTGATATACAATCTGTGAAAAACTTTTGTGGTCTATACCTATAATATCTTCTATTATCTTGTAGGTGGCTGTAGCAGTGTGTGCACTAATATCTACGCCGTTTTTAAACAGCTTAACTGTTTGCTGTGTACCGCGATTAGTTTTGATTGTATACTGAGCGCCGTCTTTTTCTATGTCTAGTTCAATATTATAAGACTTTTCTTTGATATATCGGTTAAGAATATCTGCCTTTTTAATATTTTTACTATTCTTGTTAAACAGCACTTCTTCTAGTATTAGGGCAATAGAGCTTTTTCCGTGCCCGTTTTTACCAACAAGTTGCGTTAGTGGTGCATTAACAAAATTAACTTTATTATTGCCACCATAACTAAATGCATTACTCCATCTTAATTCTTTTATCGTTATCATTTAGTAGTCGCTTTAACTCTGCTAATCCACCAACGTGGAAACCATTCAAAAATATTTGTGGAACACTACGAGCAGTAGGAACCATTTCAAACAGCATTTCTTTGGTGTACTCTCCACCACCAAGTTTACACTCTGCAAACGGAATTTGATGCTTTTCTAGCAGTCGTTTCGCTTCTTCACAGGCTGGGCAGTTTGGTTGAGACCATACTTGGGCTGTACTATACTTGTTCGATTTTGTCAACATGACCTTGTAACTCCTTTAGTACAGCTTCTACTGTTTGCTCTGGCAATGCCAGTATATATCTTAAATACTCAGCTACTTCTTGCTGTAACGACATATCGTTTTCTAGCATCAGTGCTGTGTCGCTTTCGCGCTTAATTACTTTGCGATCAATTAGGTCGCTATCTTCTAGTTCACCAAGTTCTTGCATATCGCCTTCAACTTGATAAATTGTGTGGTGATATGGGGTCGGCAGCTTAGGGTCGTGTACACCAACTGTTTTGCGAATAAGTTGTGGCACTTCTAGCTTTAGCCATTCGTGCTCTAGCGTTTCTGTGTCTAACAGTATTATGCCAGTGTTTACCAAATCGCGATGAAAACTGGTAGTTACTGGACTACCTGGATACAGTATGTTGCGTTGACAGTTTTCATAGCTATGCAAATCGCCAGCAAGTACTACTTGCCAAGTATCAAATAGTGCTAAGTCTACTTCTGGCTTAACGTGTGGCGGAATTTCTCCACGAACGTGGGTACACAGTATATCTCCGCCTTCAGGCCACGGATGTTGACCTTTTTCAAACTCTTTTAGTTTGTTGTAGGGAACAAACTCTATGCCGTAATCGCTATAGTAATCATCAATAACAATTACGTTTTTATTCATCTTATTTGTAACCAGTTTTAGGTTACTCATAAATGTGGTATCTTTTCTGACTGCTTCGTGATTACCACTATAGATTATAGTTGGAATACTACAGTGTGCAATCATATCAAAATAGCACTCTAGTTCTTCCATATTGGGCAACTTGTCAAAAACGTCGCCGCCAATAATAAATACATCGGCGTTTGCCTGTACTCGTTCAAATTCTTTCCACAACAAATTGTAGCGATTTTTCGACCAGTCCACAGGAACGTTCTTCTGCCCCAGTTTTATATGCACATCTGCTGTAAATAAAACTTTCATGCTTTCCTTTTACGAGACAAAAAAGCCCAGTAAGCTTTTAGGTTACTGGGCCGGTTATTAACTTTGCAGTTCGCTGACAGCTTCGGCTGCGCTATCGTCGTCGCTATCGCCATCTTCGTTAGAGGTAATCTTCTCCAGCAGAGCTTTAACTTCTTCAGCATTGGGACGCGGGAACTTTTCGTCAATGGACTTTGCTGCTTCTGCCATTGCACGTTCGTCGTCTGTTAGCGGTCGATTTTTGCAGCGTAGAACTTGCAGGGTGTATTCTACATTGAATGCAAGTGGACCAGTCTTGGTACGCTTGAATACAACATCCCAGCCATTATCGTAGTCAGTAGGGTCACCCAGATCTTCTGCGGCTGTGAGAATTTGCTCAAACAGCTTCTTTTTAAGGTTGAGTGCTACAACTTTGCCCTGCTTAGGGTCGATACAGTTTACGCTATAACTCCAGCTGCACTTTGCATCTGGAAAGAATTCTGGAACATAGTCTTTTTCTACGTTATCGAACTTTTCTTTGTCCCGACTAAATGCAAGACACTCAACAGGGATATCCTTGTTGTTAGTGCCCTTCAGCCAATAAATGTAACGTGGCAATACTCCACCTACTAGACGAACAGTATTTTCTCCGTCTTTGTATTCGTATGCTTCGACTTTATTTGACTGTGCCTTGCCCTTTGTTTGTTTAAAGCTAAGTGCCATTTTTTAATTTTCCTCGTATTTGAAATAAATTTTGTTGTCTTTGATGTTTAGTAGCGGATTGTGTTTTATTGAGTTTATGTCAATGTCTAAAAAGAACGATAGATCAAGGTACTTGCTGCCATATAAAAAATAGATAGTATAATCTCTGCGTCCAGCTAGTATGATATATTGCGCCTTATAGATAATATCTGTGATAGTATCCGCAAAAAGTGGTTCTGCATTTAATATAAAACTACTACCACCAAGGTTTAAAAGCGGTTTGGCTTTAGATCGTGCGTTTTTTGGTATAGTTTTATTTAGGAAATGCAGATGTAAGGTTTCAACTAAAAGTTTTGGATTATTTTTAGTTCGGCTTTCTAGTTTGTCAAGGTTAAAGAAAAGCGTCATATTCCTAAACTTATATTATATTATAGCAGATTAGCTATCCCGTGACAAGTTAAATTTTTTATACCGTTAAGACTTCCCAGCCTTTACGTAGATACAAACCTAATCTATCACTATTTTGTTTTTTATCTGCCCAGCCAGCAAACTGAATGTCTACTACAATAGGGTCTAGTTTACCCTCGTGGGGTCTCATAATTCTACCAACAATCTGTTCTAGCAAACTGTCGTTACTCATTGGTACTGCTAAAATTACACAACTTAGGATGTTGATCGATATGCCTTCGGCAAAGATTTGGCGGCTTCCAGCAATGCACATTTTTTCTTTGCTGAGTATTTGTTCTTTGGCTCGTTGCCTTGATTCAAAATCGGTTTCGCCAGTAACCAACAAACACGTTTCTCCAACATATTCTTTCACCTTCTCTAAGAATTCAACTCTATCAGCTACAATGAGTACAGAATGGCCTCCAGCAATATGCATAGAAGCAATACTACTAATAAACTTTCTATAATGGTCATTTTGGGTTAAGTCATTTATTTTCTCAACCCATGTAGCACCTGGTTTTAGTGTCATCCCACTTTTTACCAAGTGTACAGTGGGATTAATTGTATTTGCTTGTGGTGGCTTAAATGTTTGTGCTCCAAAATAATCTTGAAAAATAACGTGTTTTCCGTCTTTTCGGATCATTGTTCCACTAAGTGCTATTCTATATCTAGCATGGAATGCGTCTAGTGTGCCTGCAAATGTTGTGGCCGGACAATGAT